ACGTCTTTTGGTTGAGTCTTAGTAACCGTAGCTGCTGCATCGTTTCTGCTAGATTTAGTAGTTTTTTTATTAGATATGCCCATCTCTGCTTTGTAAAGGGATATGATTTTTCCTGCCCATTTAGAATCAGTATTGTTTTTGTAAATACCACTACTAATTTGTTCAGGTTGTTCATCGAGCCACTGAAGAAAACTATCGTTATCTTTTAACTCACCAAAATCAGGGTGCATACGTAATAATTCTTCATATGCTTTCTCTTTTTCTAAAGATTTTTCCCGTTCTTTGACAGATGCTATTTCTTCTCGCAATTTAGCAACCTTTGTTTCCGTTTGTACACCAGCGACTGTTTCTACAACTTCATAAATATCAGGATACTGTTCTTTAAACTGTTGTAATTCTTCTACAGTTCTTGGAGCAGGCATCCCCTGCGATACATGTTGCATTGACTTAGCTGACTTCAACTCACTTGCTAATTGTTCACGTTCACTTTTAAATTCATTTAATTTAGCATCATAATGTTTTTTTAAATCATCATAACGTTTTTTGTAATCGTGACTTTCTTTTGCTTCTGCGAAACTATTAGTTGCTTCTTGAGTAGCCACTTCTTCAGTGGGGTCTTGAGCTTCTACTGTTTCTTCAATATCATCGTCATCTTTATCCACCTCTTCACGGTATTTATTTTTGTAAAGATTTGAATTATTAACTACTCCAAAGGAGTCATTTGGTTTGTTTGCTCTTGCACCTTTTACTTGTGTTGCCATTGTTATTACCTCATTTATTGCAGTGCCACATGGCTGTGGGTAGCTGCTTCGGATGTCAGTGCCAGATATTGCTGGGTAGCTGACTAAATCTTAATTCTTTCTACGGGTTTTCCTTCTTTATCCGTATCAGGAATTTCAAATTGTTTTCTAGGTATTTGAATTTGTTTAGGATCAACAGTTTTTATATCTACTCCCAAACTATTGTTATACCAATCTAGTAAATTTTCTGCGGCATTTTTCATAAAACTTTTTATTTTAGGATCACGATTATTTAAAACGCCAATACTATATGCTCGTTCTAGATTATAATTTGTATCTTTTAGTGCTTTTTTAAATTTACTATAAGCTGGTAAGCCTAATCTTCCTGCAAAATGTTCTGCAGCTAACACAGCTTTTATTCTAGGATTTGGAACGTCTTTTAAACTTTTAAATACTCTGCTATATTCATCTATCTTATATTGTAACATTTGATCACTTATAAATCTAGCTTCGTCTTGAGTAATATTTAAAGGTTCTCTATCTAAAGCTCTTTCAGCTTTTTTTGTTTTTAAACCAAGATAAGGTTTAAATCTGGTTATTAATTCATCTGTAAATCCTGCATCTTTTAAAGTTTTAACGCTGTGTTGTCCTAAATCAACACCTCTTCCTATCGTAACACCACTTACTCCTAATATTTGTTTTTTTGAATTTTTTGGTATGTATGCTTCTGTTTTAATAGGACCTTCAGATAAGGATACAGCACCTTCAGTTAACCTTAAAGTTTCATTAACACGTGTTCTTTCTTCACGCATGCCTTTTGGCATAGTCGGTGGTGCAGGTATAAAACCTTCTTCTGTTTTTGGTTTCTTTTTTTTAGGAGTGTATTTTTCAGATGGCAAATCACCTTGTCCACCTATACCAAATAAGGGTAACACTTTATCCTGAATAAATTTTCCAGCATCATCTACAAATCCTACAGGTTGTACATTATTGTCTTTTACTTCTTCGCCTAAAGCTTTCTTAACAAACCCACCTTGATAAGCACCTGTAGATTTACCCGTTTCTTGTTGTATTTTTCTGGTATGCTCTTTTCCTCGATTGTTTATTTTACCTAAACGATCATACCCTATTTCTTTTGCAATTTCTTTTGGAATGTAAACTTCATTTTGTGACACAAGTAGTTTTACAGTCTCATCTATATTCATTTTAGGATTTCCAAAACGCAAGTCAACCCCTTTTTCTTGTAAATTAGTAATTGCAACATTTATCATTTTTTGTATATCTTGTCTTCCTGCAAATTCAGCTGCTGCCGCATTTATAATATAATCACCATCTTTAGCATCCATCGGTTTATCATCAGCTATTGTTTGTTGAGGAGTTGCTTCAGGATTGTAACCACCTATGTATCCCGGAGCTTGTACCGTAGTAGGCTGTTGTTTTACTCTGTCTCCTTCTCGCATACTTAAAGGTTTACGCAATTTAAAATTGTTAGCTATTTTACCTCCAATAAATTTACGTATGACACGACCCACCTTTTCGTCATAAAATATTTCTCGTATAGCTTCTTTATCTTTTTCAGGCAGTATAGTATACCTGTTCATTAATAAAGCTTGTATTTGCTCGTCAGTCATATTTTACCTGCTATGTAACAAATTGGTTCTAGTATAAATCGTTCTAATCTACCAAATATAGGTCTTTTCTTATTTCTTGATTGTAGCCATATGTCTGCAGTACGTCTTTTTGCTACACCCTCAAGCCATTTTTTTATTATTCTGTTAGGCAGGCTGTCACTGATGTAGGCATATTTTACTAGAGGTTTAAATAATTTATGGTATCCCAATTGATATGCAGGGTCTAAGTTTTTACTGTGTTTTAGCCAAATTGTTTGTCTAAAAGAACCGAAACCATACGCATTATTCATTGCTGTGCAGACTATCTTATCGTCACCACCTCCACCACCTCCACCAGAGGTGTCAACAGGTTCTCCTGCACCACCAAACGGGTCTAATCCCATATCTGCTTCTGCTTGTACTTGTTCTTGCGTAGCTGTTGTGGTGTCATCATTATTATCGTCTGACGAGGATGGAGTATAGGATGCTGGCACTACTCCACTCATAAAAGACTCGACAGGTTTAGTTTGAGGAACTATTGTATTTAAAACTTCTGTAGCTTCTCTAGATGTAAATCCTCTGCTTATCATGTCATTAAATATGCTAGTTGGAGTCTGTGTTCGAGTATCAGCAAATAAAGATTTTCCTGCTCTCTGTCCTTGTACGGCTGTTGTAAACCTATTAGTTCCTTGATTTATACCCCCAAGTCTACTTCTACTAAATTCAATTCCTTTAGGTCCTCCTGCAGCCAAATCAACTCCTGCATTACCAAAATAAGTTCTATCTACTGGTGCAGTCGGAGAACTTTTAACTGATGGACTACCCCCTGTGTATACTCCATCTAATTCTGGAACATCATAACTTAACGATCCCGGACCTGTGTATACCCCATCTAATTCTGGAACATCATAACTTAACGATCCCGGACCTGTATATACCCCATCTAGTTCTGTAGTTGTAGGGTCTTCAATTTCAAAATTGCCTTCGTTTGTATAGTCAAAACCAGACTTAAACGGTGTAGTAGTTGGGCGATTTGGATTATTTGAATTTATTCTATTCTTTAATGCTTGTGCGTCTGTAATGCTCATGCCAGAACTAAAAAATCCAGATTCTTTTCTTACTGCATCTAACCAATCTCGTGCAAGGTCTTTATTTCCAAAAAAATCTTTGTCTGCTAAAGCATTAAAATGTCTATCAAGTCCTACTTGAGCTATATTACCATACTCATCAACGTATCTTCCAGCACTATTATACCCACCTTCTTGTGTAATTCCAAACCCATCATCTGTACCAAATCCTCCTTGATAGTTAGGAAGTTTTCCACTATTTAAAGCTTCTTGATTTAGTATTTGTTGATTAGTTACTCCCATAGGTAAAGTACCTATGTATTGTCTTTTACCTACTGGTCTAATTAAGTGCTGACCATTTACTGTCATTTTATAACCCATGTTATAATCGCCATTGACAAGATCAGGTTTAAATTCTGTAGGATCACCAAAATCCATCATAGCATCAGCACCACCTTCAAAAGATTCGTAAGCACTTCTAACTGCTTGCATTTCTTTAAGTGCGTCATATTTCATAGAGTTAACAGCGTTACTTACGACCCTAAATCCACCTGCACCTGAGTTTTCAACACCCCACGGGGTTTTCTCCCCTGTTCCTCCCAATGCACCATACACCATAGAACCAGCAGTTCCCCCAAGCATTGCTGCTAATCCCTGATATCCTGCTTCTGCTTTAAGATTAACTTTATCAGTCAAACCTTTTCCTGCTCTATAATCATTCCACGTTTTTGAACTTAAATCCATACTTTGCATATCTGCTATTGACATATGTTCAATATTAGAACCTAATTGATTTGATTCTCCTAGAGCATTTATACTTAAAATACTAGTAGGAGTATCACTGTCTCCCCCATCTCCTATAATATTTGGTGCTATATATTGTTCTTTTTCTTTTTCTTCTTCTTCATCAATTGGAACACTAGATTCAATGCCTGTTGTACCTAAATAATCTTTATAAAAATCAACAAATCCTCCTGAATATTGTTCAGGACTCAAAGCTCTTCCGGGAGTAACTTTTTCAGCCATTTTTAATTACCTTCTCGTGATTATTCTTCAAATTGAGGAGCATTTCCAGTAAACCCAGCTTCCCCTGCAGTTGGCGTAGCTCCGACTCCGATTGTGCCGTTACCATTCCCTTGATTGTCAGTTCCTTCAGGTTGTTGAGGTACTCCACTAGGTTGTGCCATTCCTTGCTGTTGACTATTGGGGTTAACACCCTCGCCTGTTCCTTGTTGAGCATCTGCCATCATTCCTTTTAACATTTCTGCATATATTTGTGCTTCATTTGCATCGTTGACTAAACTGTCTGGGTCTATATCTTGTGCTATTGCTAATTCTCTCATTAAATTTGGAATTTTAACAAAAGGTGCAAGCATGGGATTAGCTACTGTCTGTAACAAAGATGTTAGCCTTTGACTTCTTACTTCTTTTTGCATTACTGCTGCAACTCCACGAGGTTTAATTTCAAGATCACCCTCTATAGTTGCTATCTTATCATTAAATTGCATATTCCATTGAAAATATGATTCTCCTATTGGTTTTAACAAGTGATCATCAATATTTTTTATGACTGTTTTCATAGACAAACCTGCCGAACCCATTAGCATTGATAAACCTGCTGCAGTACGACCTGTGCCTGTTACACCTGTTTGTCCGTGTATTATAGATGGTATTCCTGTTTCTTCGTCTGCAAGTTGGCGAGATATTTGATACATCTGTATGTTTTCACCAGCAGTATTTGGAAACTTAAGACCGTTGATTGCAGTGCCACTGACTCCAGATTGTCTTCGGAATATCTTTCCGGGAAATATGTCCATGTTCTGTCCGGGAACTAAACTTGCTTCGTCTACGTCAAACACAAGATTACCTGCAAGTGCTAAATTATCAATAGCCATTCTTACGTGACCATTCATAAGTAATTGTGCATCTTCCATGTTCTCTGCTACACCAACACCCCATAATTGATATGGGTTGATTTCAAATGGAAATGCTTGGTATGGTATTCTTGCAGGTGTAAATGGATTAGCCACACATCTGATTATCATAGTTCCACATACCCATACGTTTACTTGCACCTGATCAAATTCTGACATTTCATTGACACCCTCAAGTCCAACTTCGTCAGCGTACTTCTTATCTATTACTCCCCAGTATTCAAGAACTTCAAATCTATTTTCTTGGTAGTAAGGTTCAGTCTCATCTTCACGTATAGTATCTTCATAGTATTTATCTTCGTAGTTAGCACCTAAAGCAAGACATTCTTCAATAGCTTGTGCATCAAAGTGAGGTCGCATAACTAAAGAACGTAATTGTTGACGATTCATGCGATGTCTTTGTATGACATACTCACAGTCTTCTATACTAGTAGCAGAAGGATCAGGATGAAAATCCCACACTGAAACAGACTCTATGCGAGGTACTATTTTTTCGTATGGAGAATATTCTCTTTCTCCCTCCTCATTATCTCCCCACTTGTGTACTCTTTTATAAAAATTAAAAGGACCTTTTACTATTCCTGTTCCTAACAAAGAAGCTTCAAATATGGCTTTGCGAAAAACGTTTACAGCATTTGTGTCTAGTAGTTGATCGTGGATACATTTTTCCATTTCTAATGCCATTTTTTGAGCAGGTTTTACTTGAGGTTCTCCCATTTTGGAAGGTCCTGCCGCTAACATGTTTGGCATTGTTTGATCATACGATCCTAGTTTGTGTGATGAACTAGCTTGCAAAGCTCCGGGAAACAACTCTTTGCCATCACCTTCAAACCCATAAGGATCAGCAGGTGCATCTTGATCTAAAGGAGTTTTCATGTGAGCATATTCTTCTATACCTTCTGGCATAGGAGTAGGTTCAACAACTAGTGGAAATTTCTTGTTAGCAAATAATATATCTACTATCTGACCATATGCTGCAAGAACTTTTGTTTTAGTTATTTTTATAAAAACTTTAGACCTTTCAGAATCACGATATTGTGTCGTAGAATCGTAAATACCTCGAAAGTTTTTGTAAGCTTGTAACCATCTATGTTCGTGGCTTCGTCTTCCGTTTTCAGAGTCCTCGAATTTTTTTCGTACATATCCTGCCAATCCGGGCATTTGTTCTGTCGGATTATTTACAGGTATTACAGAATCGTCTTCGGGTTGAAGAAAATTGTCAGCCATGTGTAGTCCTTACTTAGAAGTAATTTTTGTCGTCAGCCATTTTAAACAAAGATGCTTCTACTGTAGGCTTAGACTGTTTCTTTGGCATATCAACTTGCAACTCATTGTTACCTGTGTTAGACATATCAAAGTCTTTACTTTCTCTAGTTAATTGATTTGATCCCATTGGGTCATCAACTGAAGTTTTGTCACTGCTCATTATGTATGAAGCACCATAGTTATAGTTATTGTCTGGCATTTTTATCTCCTATACCATTATGTATTAAAGCCAGCTACTTGTTCTTCAACTGGCACACTTTGATTTCTTCGACTTTTTAATTTATCAGTCAAAGAAATAAATCCCTCGTCTTTTGGTCTTACGTTTAATTTATTAAAATCTTGTACAGAACGAAGATCATCTTTCATTTGAATATCTTCACCTAACTTTTGTTCTTCATCAGCCATGCCTTCAACTACTAACCTGTCTTCTAATTTTTGTTTATACTTCGCTTCATCTTTGTACACATCACTAACATCAACGCCTAACTTTTTTCCAATTATTTCTGGTGTATCTAAACCTGTTTGAGACGATTGCATGGCTAATATAAAAGCATTACCTTTTACAGGTCCCATTAAAACTTCTGTGCCAAGCTCAACTGCTGCTTGGGCAGGATTATCTAATACAGCACTACCCACTACTCCTTGCATTAGTTTTGTTCCTGCGTAAGTTAGACCTGCACCTATTGTGGTAAAAGTTTTTCCTTTTGATAAATTATTTATCCAATCCGTTAAATTATTTTTCTTTACAACTTCAACGTCTGCATCACTTAAATTAATTTTTGTACTGTTTGGTTCTTTAATAAGATCAGGACTTGTATCAGTATTCTCTAACTCAACACTAAAACCAGTTTGTTGCATTTGAATATCTAAAGGTTTAGCATCCCTAAATTTTATAAGACTTGTATCTTTTGTTTTACTATCAGTATTATCACCAAATATTAATGATGCAGGATTTTTAACCATTTTATTAACTTGGTAATTTTCTTTAATTTCTGGAGAATTTATTATACTGTAGGCTGTCCAATTTGCTTCGCTTATTGTATTTATATCCCGAATTACTTCGTTAGAATATTGTCCCGGACTTCCCATATATACGTTAGTAGCACCTGCACCTCCACCTATGTCTCTAGACATTAAAGACGCTAATTTTTGAGGATTCATTTTTCCAAAAGTCAAAGCACTGTTAATAAACACGTGCCTAATCTTACCAGCAGTCAAAGGATTGTTTGTTTCAGTAACACTACCATCTTTATTCATCTGTAAGACCATACCGTTAGGCGTAACTTTTTCACCTGAATTACTTCCCGGAATACCTGCAGCAAGAATTTTATTCATATCTGCTGGAGTAACTGGTCTTAATCCGTCTTTTCCTTCTATTTGAAAATAGTTATTTAATTTATTTTCTCCAAATTTAGTACGGTTAAAATCACTTTGATCTTGCAATATTGTTATAGCTCTATTTGTTAAAGGAGAGCTAAACGGTTGTATGTTTGCTACGTTTCCTTGTCTGGTTCTTTTTGTACCTTTTGTACCTGCTGGGATATTTATTCCGTCTGTTCCTGTGTACCCTTGAGCTTGCATTTCTTGTGTAATTTTGTTTTTAACATAATGCTTAGTAGTTAACTCTGACACTAAACTGGGTCTAGCTCCTAACTCCAAATTAAGAAGTATAGCATTTGCAATTGGTTTATCTTGTGGATTTTCTTTTATATATCTTTCAAGATTGTTAACCAGTTGTCCTATCATGCTTGCATTGTATTGAACTTTAGCACTAGAACGACCACCCCTTGTGGCAACTCTAATGACACCATTAGATACTTTAGAGTAATTATTTGCTATATCTTCTCTAAAAACAGGATTAGTTTTTGTTAAGGATGGGATTCTGCGATCTAATACATTTGCTTCTATGACTCTTATGTTAGACTGCAACTGTCCGATTGCACTATCACTAGTCATTGTATTTTGAGCATCGGCTAACAAATTGTTATCCATTGTAGTTGATGCTTCGTTGTGAAAAATTTCTAATACAGGCTTATCTAACATCGTCTTAAAGACTTTGTTTTTTACTAGTTCCGTACCAAAATTAGGTTGCTCTGATTCAGCACGATATAACTCTACAAATTCTCTTAGCGTAAGTTTAGTGGGATCATACGCTTTTTTTATTTCGTAAGCTTTACTTCCAGCCATTATTTAATATCCAAATGTTTCATTCTGTACTTGATAGACTTGAGCCTTAATGCCATTAAGCGTTTGATGAATTGACGCATACCCTGTCATCCTTGTCATCATCATATACCTTAAAGCATCGTATGCGTGATCTTCTGCTTTAGTGTCTACGTCTTCGCTGTTAGTTTTGGAAAGAGGAATTGCTGCCAATTGCTTGACAGTGTTGCTACAATTAGAAAACACTCGTAATCTAGGTTCTTCTGTTCTTGGGTCATCTGCAAGCCTACGATGTATTTCCATCTTACCTTGTATTCTGTTACGATCAGACGGTGTCCAACGAACACCACATCTCATCATTGTTTCTGCTATGGAAGGACCGAACCCTGTCTTGTTCCAACAAGAAGCATCGAGTACGGTATAGTGAGGTAGAGGGTCTAACTGCTCTGCTTCTAGTATTCTATCAGCTAATTGTTCTGCTGTCAACTGTTTTACGTACAGTTCACGATAAATCCATATATTGTTATCCCAGTCAATAGCACCCCACAAGACACAAGAAGGACTTGCATACCCGTAGTCAGCGGCACGTATTCGGGGCCAGTTGGTAGGTAACTCAAAACTCTCGACCACATGTTTTGCTCTGCTAAATTCTGGGAAGGCACAGCCATCGGCTACATCCCAATCCCCTTCGAGTAATCTCTTCCGTTCTATTTCAGGTAGTGAACGAAGCATAGCTTCATATTGTCCATCTGCCATAAGGAACGGGTTGTCCGTAAGTCTCGCAGGAATGAACCTACGATAGAACAAAGGTTGACCTTCCTTTTCGTGTCCTTGCGGCCACAAGAAGGGTCTGCCTGTTTCGACATCACTGGCAGGGAACGGTTTGTTGTGTTCACCTACGTCGATGTACATCTTCTTAATCCACCACCCACCGATTCCACCCGGATTGGCAGTACACCTCATATACAAACTCTTTTGTAACTCGGGGTCGGTGCTTCTCAATCTTGATCGGAGGTAATCCCACACGTAAGGTGTTGGGTATTGGGTTATCTCGTCTATCCCTATCCAGTTGAAAGCTTGTCCTTGAAATCGGGTTACATCTTTGTCTTTGTCTAGATAGGTAAACCAAATGGTTGCTCCAGATGGGAAGTGCCACGTTGACTTTGACTCCCTGAACTTTGCACCGGGAAACGCTTTGGGGTAGAGTTGTCGTGACTTGTCTATTAACTCAGTAAGTTCGTCAAGAGTACGCCTGAGAAGAAGACCCCTATGATTAGGATTAGTGCAATAACGAAGGGGGTCTGCCAACAAGGCGAAAGATTTGCCCCCACCAGCAGCACCTCCATAGAGAACATCTCTTTCACTAGACGACAGAAACTCTTCTTGAGGTCCTTCATTCGGCTGAAACACGACTTCCCTATTTCCAACAAGTTCTTGGACAGGTGGAGGAAGGCTTGCCAACTCCCCTGTATCGATAACGGTAGTTGCATCTCCCTTAAGAGCCTTCTCAACCTTACCAACTTTCTCTTCAAGCTTTCTGGCATATCTTCTTTTACTTTCTGCTACTTTGGTTGTTTTTTCTGCACGCTTCTTTGCGTCACGCAATCTCTTCTGTGTCTGTCGCCTTGCTTTTTCTGCAGCAGACAGGAAATATCTTTGCTTAGGTGCGTTGGGGTCTTTCTTAGGGCGACCACGTTTGGGTGCATCAGTCAACCTTGCCTACGTTTCTAGGTTGTTGATAGTTTTTATTCTTTTCAAAGTATTTCTTCTTATTCTTTATGCTTTTATTCCTGTCAAAACCTGTTATTGCATCAACACCTTTGATTACAAGATTTAATAGGCTATAATCTCCCATAGGAGAGCCTGAAGGATTATCTTTTGTTGGACTACCCATCGATTACTACCTCTTTCTTTGGTGGCAGCAACACAATACCGTGAACTGCCTGTACATTTACGTTGGTTGTTTCCTGTTTTCCCAAGCCAACCCTGTTTAGAAGCGATTCTGCAGCCCTGAAGCGTAGGTCGTCTCCTCTCTCGGGTACTGGGTTGTCTATTGTGCTTACTAGCCGTGTAGCAGCCTTAAAAGCGTGCATAGACAGTACGTTCTTTGTGCGATTGATTATCTCATCGGCTAAACTGGTCTTTAACCACGTTACGCTGCCCTTTGAGTAGCCTGCAGATAGTGCAGCATCGGTGACATTGCCACCGTTCTCGAACAGATTGGTTAGAAATTCTTCTTGTTGTGGTGATATTTCACGTGTGTTGTTTGTTTGTGGTAGTAGATTCATCGCATCTATAGCCTTTTGGGTAGGAATAGGGTCTATATTCAGGTAATTCCTGTAATATTTCTACCACTCTTACTTTACAACGGTGTTCGGTAGCATAAGGACCTCTTGTGTCCTTTACTTCTTCGCAGTTTCCATATACTTCAGGTAATCCTAACGTACATATTAGTATGATTGCTTCAAACACGGTGTATTCTCTGTTAAGTTAAGTCAAGAACCTTTCAGCTTGAGCCAAAGCACGAGAGTTTTGTTGATTGCTGCTGCTCGAAACTGGTCTTGATACAAAGATTATACGTACAGAATACGTATATGTCAAATAAAAAATAATTTTGGCATAAATGTCTTGACTTTTCTGTCAGAATGGATATAATCGGAGTAACACCTCCGGGGAAATACACCTATACACAGCGTATCCTACAGGGATACCCTAAAGG